TCGGCACAGAATCAAGCGGCCCGCGCTAGGCGAGCCGCTTTCACCGTGTCGCTAGGAGCCGTGCAGGTCACGCGCTAGGCGTGTCGCTTCGCGCCGTGCCGCCTCGGGTGTTGCGTGTTCGCTTTCCGTCTCTATCCGCCCGTTAGCTAACGCTCGGCGTACTTTCCAGGTGCGCCCGCCGGCGTAGTTGAGTTCGCTTGACACGAACCACCGCCCGCCGTAGAGCGTTCGCCCTATGCGCGATCCGAACCAGCGCCGCGCCTCGGGGGTGAAGAAGTGCCCGCCCGCGTCATGGTTGGCGTGTTCTACGTCCGACATACTGCAAAACCAATAGCCGCCCGTCTCGCACGGGTCTGCCCACCTGCTGCGCGTAACCATTAGAGCGCCCCGAATCGGTCGGCGGCAAAGTCGCCGCAAGCTACTAAAGTTCCGTGCAGGTTTTCGCGGTTAGTTTCCGCGATCCACGCGGCTAGCGTGGCGCGCAGGTTCTCGGGGATAAATTGGTCACGCGGTACGCCGCCGTTACCGTCCCACCGCCACCCGTCCGCTTCGATTACGTCGAATATATCGCCGTATCCGGTGTCTAGCTCAACGAGTCGCCCGCCGTGCCACGTTGCCCGGATCGTTACCTGGTCGCCCTTATCGGTGCGAGTCCGCGCCGCCTCGGGTAGATCTACGTAGGCGATAAGTCGCCCGCCGCCGCTGCTGAACTGGTCTCTAATTGTTGCTTGCATTGTGTTCTATCCCTTCGTATTTGCGCGGTTATTCGCGCCTAATGTAATTTTTACTACACCTATCGTTAGCGTGTCAAGCGGTAGTGGGAGTTGTTGCACGGGGTTACCGCTTCCGCCTCCCCGATTACCCCCGGCCCCTGGCACCGCTTCCGCCTCCGCGATGCGTTAGGGCGCGGTTATAGGGCTACGCTGACGCTTCCCACGCCGCTAACACCTTCACCCTTAGGGCCGGGCTAACGGCGACCAGGCACACCGCTACCGCCGCCGCTGACTCGTCAACCGGGCCGGGAATAGGGCAGAACACGCCCGGCACGATCACTAGCCGGCAGAATTTCGGCAGCGCCTCCGCTGACCCGCGCCATACGGCCCGCGCCAATTCGCGCGGACGCTTCCAACTACACCCGACCGCCCCCGTGAGTATCTCGGCAGTCTTGACTACCCGCGCTAATGTCCGCTTACCAGTAACGCGCCCGTGAACGTATAGCCCCCCGACGATCACGCCGGCGACCACTTCCGCTTCCACTAATGGCAATAACGCGCTGGCGATCATCGGACGGGCTCCAATTCCATGCCGCTATCAATTAGCGTTAGCCGCCCGTTATCGTTATCAAACTCAACGGACCAGGTACCCGTCATGCGGGAACACAGCAGCCACCCTTCCCGGCCCGTATTCGTGTCAATAACGCGCGCTTCCGCTTCTAATTGCCAATTCTCCCGCGCGTCAGCTTTACCTATTGTCCGCGTCTCTGCTACTTCCATAATTGCCCCCTTAGGCGTTAGCCCGTACCAATTCGGCACGGAATAGAGCCGCCCCCCTATTTGGGGAGCGGCTCGCACCGTGTCGCCCGATAGGGCTAATCAACTTTGATAGGCATCACCAGGGCAAATCCGGGGAGGTAGCCCTTATTACTATTCCGCGCTTGTACGAATAGCCCACGGGTCGCCCCGATTGACCTAACACGGACTCCGAGCTTGCCGCCTAGCGCCTGCATGACACTAACCATTAGGCACGGGTTCAAGCCAAACTCACCAAGTACCGGGGACGTATCGAAGCTATCTGCCAGGTATTTATCGGGTACCAATTCTATTACCTTAGGCGCGGCCCCTTCCACTAGCGCGAAACTAGTAGCGCCGTCGTCGGTAACTACGGTGCACGTATTCGCGGCGCGGTCAATAGTCAATACGGGCGCGGGCGTATTGCGCTTGCCTGACTTCTGCCACAGCTTTGCAGCTTCTAGCGGAACAATAGCGCCGCACCATTCCGCCGGTACACCTTCCACCGGCACCGCTGCGAGCATATAGCTATCGGTAGCTACGCAATACGTAACGCCGTCACGACTAGCGAAACCAACTCCCCGCAATGCCGGCCTGGTCTTATCAGTGCTTGCCGCTTTCCATACGGGAACTTCACACTTGACATAGCTAGCGCTTACCGGGGCCGCTACAACTTCAGTTACTTCACGTTCGATTACTGACATGGTATGTCTCCCTATCTGGTCGGTTATTACCTAACGCCGGTTAGCGTAGGTGAACACAACGTACACTAACGCCGCTTAGGTGTCAAGCAGGTGTAGGGATAGTGCATAGGGCGGGTTAGTTCCCGCGCCGTACTCACGCACCGATCGGCCCGCGCGCGCGTGTATCTAACGGGCCGCCGATCAGCTCGGGGAAACTATGCCCGCCCCCCTGCCCTGGTTATAGGTGTACCCCGCTAGTACCCCGCCGGCGGAAGTGTCAACGGGTGCAGCGGCTACCCCTTCCCGCTGCGGGAACGTCACCATCAAACCCGGACGATAAACACGACACCGACGGCTCAAAGGTGACGGCTCGCAGCGCAGGCAGGGGGGGGGTAGGGTCGGCCCAGGCCGTCGCGTCGTCGGAGTCCCGGAGTCCCCTGTACAAATTCATCCCCTCCTGAAAGGTGTTGGAGTCCCTTGTTTAAGATTGACCCATCGGTGTTGGGTTCGCTTGATGCTGCTACTCGGAGGGTGGTTGAGGATGAGTTGCGGTTGTTGGAGGGTGTTCGGGCTCGGAATCCTTTGGAGGCTTATGTGCCTCATGTGAAGCAGGTTGTGTTTCATGCTTCGGGTGAGGATTTGAAGGTGTTTTTGGGGGGTAATAGGTCGGGTAAGACGACGGCTGGGATTGTTGATGATTTGATTCAGGCTTTGGATGTGCGGGATGTGCCTGTGCATTTGAGGGGGTTTAAGCGTTGGGTTCCTCCGTTTTATTGTCGTGTTGTGACTCCTGATTTGGGTCAGACTTTGGATCAGGTTGTGTTGCAGAAGATTAGGGAGTGGTGTCCTCCTGGTGCTTTGGCTGGTGGGAGTTTGGATAAGGCGTTTGATCAGCGTTTGCGCGTGTTGCGGTTTGCGAACGGGTCTTGGTTTCAGTTCATGTCGAACGATCAGGATTTGGACAAGTTTGGTGGTGCTGCTTTGCATAGGGTTCATTACGATGAGGAGCCGCGTCAGGACATTCGTCGGGAGTCATTGGCGCGTTTGATTGATTACGGCGGTGATGAGGTGTTCACGATGACTCCGTTGAGGGGTATGTCGTGGATGTATGACGATGTTTGGGTTCCGTTTCAGGAACAGCGGTTGAAGGGTGCGACTGTGGTGTTGGTTGACATGGATGACAACCCTCACTTGGATGAGCGGACGAAGGTCAGGGTGTTGGCTGAGTATTCGGATGAGGAGCGTCAGGCTCGTAAGTCTGGGTTGTTTGTGCACTTTGCTGGCCTTGTGTACAGCGAGTTCAGTCCTGAGGCGCACGTTGTGCCGTCTGTGAGGGCTTTGCCTGAGGGTGCCGAGGTGTTTGGTGGGATTGACCCTGGGATTCGTCATATGGCCGCTGTGGTGTTCGCTTACCTTGACGCTGAGGACAATCTTGTTGTGTTTGATGAGCTTGCTTTGCAGGGGCACACGATCTCGGAGGTGTGTAAGGAGATTGAGTTGAAGAAGCTCAGGTGGGGTTGTGAGCCTCGGTGGTGGGTGATTGATCCTGCGTCGAGGAATAAGAACAATCAGACTGGGCGTAGTGATCAGATGACGTTTGCTGATCATGGGATTTTTACTTCGCCGGGTCAGAACGCTGTGCGTCCTGGCATTAACAAGGTGAAGGAGCGGCTGCGGGCTGGGAAGCTTGTTGTTTCGTCGGATTGCCCGGAGTTGATTAGTGAGTTTAAGAAGTACAGGTGGGCTTCACCTAAGCGGAGTGAGAATGATGCTCGTGAGGCTCCGGTGAAGCGTGATGATCACTTGTTGGATGCGTTGCGTTATGTGGTGATGTCGCGGCCTTTGACTCCCGTGGATGTTCCCGTGGAGAGTTTGAGTGTTCAGGAAAGAATGTTTCGTGAGTCTTTGCGGGGGCTTGGGGAGCGCGTACATGACTCTGGCAATGGGCCAGGGCAGTTCATTTAGGGAGTGTTCATGGTTGTTATTGAGGGTGGCGCGTTTTGCGTGGGTTGTTTTAATTTTGTGACGGACATGAAGGTTGTGGATCTTGGTGCTGCTTGGGAGGGTGGCGTTCAGGGCGGTATTCCAGTTGATGATCTTCGGTTGTGTGAGGGTTGCGTTGCGAGCGCCGCCCATGCGTTGAGCGTGAATCCTTCTCAGGTTGAGGAGTTGAAGCGTGACGTTCAGGCTGGTGAGGTTCGTGCGGAGCAGTGGAAGGCTTATGCGGAGAAGCTTGAGGCTGGTTTGGCGGTTCGTCCTGAGCCTAAGAAGGCTCCCGTGAAGCGGAAGGTTGCGGCGTGACCTGGGTTCCTTGCCTGATTCTCTTTGCCCTAATCCTTGTTAGGGAGTGGACGATTCATCAGGAGCGTTCTGAGTGGCTTGTGGAGCGCCGCGAGCTTACGGACAGGGTTCAGGCACCGGAGCGGCTTCCGAACGCTCAAACAGCGGATTTTGTGTTGCCTGAGGTTGAGCTGGATGAGTTCAATCTTGTGGGCGTGATTAGTGAGGCTTCGAATGACTGACGTTAAGGAACTTGAGGGCAAGCTTCGGCAGGCTAAGAGTGCCCGGTCGAAGTTTGAGGCACAGTGGTTTTTGAACCTTGCGTATTACCAGGGTGAGCAGTGGGTTGCTTGGGATGGCCGGAACTTGTATAGGCCGCAGTTGCGCAGGGACAGAATGACGATTGTTGACAATCGTATTCAGCCTGCTGTGAGGACTGAGGTTGCGAAGTTGACGAAGCAGCGGCCAGTGTTTACTGTGACTCCTCGGACGGGTGATCAGGAGGATGTTGAGGCTGCGTTGGTTGCCGAGCAGATCCTTGAGTTTGAGTGGACGCACCTTGAGATGCGTGACAAGCTCCTTAGGGCTTTGCATTGGTCAAGGGTGTGTGGCGCTGGGTTTTTGAAGGTGACTTGGGATTCGACTGTTGGTGATGGGTTTGAGGCCTTGGTTGGCCCTGATGGGAAGCCGATCCCCGGCCCGAATGGTGCTCCATTGACGGGCATGGATCCTGAGATGATTAGTCAGCAACTTGGTGTTCCTGTGACTTCTAAGAGTGTTAAGCAGGGTGATGTGTCGGTGGAGGTCAGGAGCCCGTTTCAGGTGTTCCTTGACCCGATTGCCGAGCGTTTCGATGAGGTTGAGTGGCTGATTGAGCAGTCAGTTAGGTCTGTTGAGTATGTGAAGCGCAGGTGGAACCATGATGCAAAACCGGATGCGACAGCGAATCCGGGTTTGGTTGAGGCTCGACTTGGTGGCTCAATGATGGGTCAGAACAACTACAAGGGTGTTCGCATCAGTGAGTTGTGGCAGAAGCCGAATAGTGAGTTTCCGAATGGCCGGCGTGTCGTGTGGGTTGCGGACAAGGTGTTGTTTGAGGACACGAAACCGTATGACCCAATGCCGTACGTGATGTTTAAGGGCATTGAAGTTCCTGGTCGCGTGTGGCCTACTTCGATTGCCGAGCAGTTGCGTGGCCCGCAGACCGAGCTGAACAAGGTCAAGAGTCAGATTGCTGAGAACCGCAACCGTGTGGGTAATCCGACGGTGCTTGCTTCTAAACAGTCTATCGCTGACCCCAATGCGTTTGAGAGCGCCATGGCACAGCCTGGGGGCATCTTTTATTACGACGACAACAATGGCCCTAATGCGGCTCCAGCGTATTTGCAGGCTCCGCAACTTCCGGGTTACGTGTTGCAGGAGATTGATCGCATTGAGCAGTCAATTCAGGAGATCAGTGGACAGCATGAGATCACTGCTGGGAATGTGCCGTCG